GCTAGAGATGTCACCAGATGCCTACCTGTATGGGGCTCTTATGCAGTCTGCACCGTACCTGAAGGATGACGCCCGAATGGCGGTCTGGAGTATGTTATACTCTGGCGCTGTAGCAGGAACTAATTTGCAGAGCGATAAAGCCAAGTCAGGCGGCTCTGGACTACGACTCAAGATCAGGAGCTATTAGATGAGCTTTACTAACGCATTTGAAACAGATGTCCTCTCGTGGGGCTTAACAGCAGACTCAGTTACACGCCCTACAGCGTGGTACATCGGCCTGTTTACATCGGACCCTACTGACACTGGCGCTGCCGGTACAGAGGTCACAGGCGGCTCATACGCTCGCACAGCGGCTACCTTCACTGTTACAGGTGACACGGCTAGCAACAGCGGTGCGGTAGAGTTTCCTGCTGCTACTGCGGATTGGGGCACAGTTAGCCACATTGGCGTATTCACTGCCTCTAGCGGCGGCACTATGTTAGTCCATGCGGTCCTCACGACTGCCAAGGCTATCGCCACAGGGGACGTATTCCGTATCCCTACTGGTGATCTGGACATTACTCTAGACTAATGGCGCTGAGAGCCGGTTACGGCACTGGTCCATACAACGTAGCAAGGTATGGCTATCCGCAGGTATATGAGGCATCCGTAGCAGACAGCTCGGCAGCCTCTGTTACCGTGTCTGGGTCATATGTCTTCCAGGTATCTGCTCTAGCAACAGCGACATCTGCCGGTACGTCAAGGCTAGTAAGGCGTCGTTTAGGCTACGGCACTGGACCTTACAGCGAGGCTAGATACGGTTATCCTGAGATCTGGGAGGGCGCATCTGCTGTCTCTGTGACCTCAAGTGTTACCCAAGCTGACTACGAGCGCATCAAGAATGCAGTAGTAGCAGACGCCTCAGCAGCCTCTACAGCGATGATTGGGGTCAGGGTAAGGCTAGGCAATACAGCAGACACAACATCTGCCACAGCAACCGCTCAGGGCTTCATGTCTATAGTGGGTGAGGCAGCAGATAGCGTTACGGCTTCAGTAGCAATAAACTATGTTAGAATTAGACCATTCTCTGCTAGTGATAACGCCGGGTCAGAAGTCGGCACGTTCGCTAGGTACAAATGGATAGAGCAAATTAATGCGTCCGAAACGTGGACGGAATCTGATTACCGAGGTGACTAACGATGGCTGATACAACCACCACAACCTATGGCTTAACTAAACCCGAGGTCGGTGCATCTGACGACACCTGGGGCACTAAGCTCAATACTGACCTAGATCTGATCGATGACCTGCTAGACGGAACTACGGCCATCGCGCCAAACCTGTCTACGCTGACTATTGCGGGCACTGTCGTCACATCTACAGCGGCAGAGCTTAACCTGTTAGACGGAGTCACAGCTCTGGTTACAGCCACTAGCACTGACACCTTCACCAATAAGACCATACGCGACACAGTGTATTCGTTAACAGGCACAGCCTTTGACGCTACCAACGGCGCAGTACAGACCAAGACTCTGTCTGGTAACACGACCTTCACAGACTCTCTAAGTTCTGGTGATGCAATCGTCCTACAGCTCGAAGCAGGTGCTAGTTACACTGTAACGTGGCCTACAATGACTTGGGTAACTTCTGGTGGCAATGTTGCTCCTACGCTGACTGCTGCGGACACACTGGTGTTCTGGAAAGTCTCTACAACTCTCTATGGTGCATACACTGGCAGCTACGTTTAGGAGTAACGCATGAGCAAATTAGCCAAGGCGCTAACAGCAGCGGCAGGTAATGCAGCAGGTGAGTCTCTGTACGTTGAGGATGTCTTCTCGACTTATTTGTATACTGGCGCAGATGCTAATGAAACTGTCACGAACGGCATTGATCTTGCGGGTGAAGGTGGTTTTGTTTGGATAAAACCAAGATCAACTGCAGGCAGTCATTTGCTGTATGACACAGAAAGAGGCATTAGCACTTATTTACAAAGTCACACAACTGCCGCAGCATCAAGTGCTGTACCTTTAGGTTCTTTTAATTCTGATGGTTTTACTACTTTTGCGTATGCTCCTGCTACCTACGCATCATGGACATTCCGCAAGGCTGAGAAGTTCTTTGATGTTGTGACTTATACTGGTAACTCAACTAGCGGAAGAGCAATTGCTCATAATCTTGGCAGTACGCCGGGATTTGTAATTGTAAAATGCACTAGCGATGCAGAATTCTGGCGATGTTTCCATATAACATTTAGTGCCGGTGATGATATAAGTCTTAACGATACAGGAGCAGTTGCGGCTAACGGACATTTTCCAACAGTTCCAGACTCAGATAATTTTTATGTTGGTGCGGGTAATCAAGTAAACGGAACTGGCAAAACGTATGTCGCTTATGTATTCGCCTCAGACGCAGGAGGCTTTGGAGACGATGACGAGAGTATTATTAAGTGTGGGAGTTTTACTGCTGACGGAAATGGTGCAGCGTCAGTTAATCTTGGGTTTGAGCCGCAGTGGATATTGCATAAAACGTCTAGCACTAGTGGTTCGTGGGGCATAACAGATAGCATGAGAGGTATGCCTGCTACAGGTTCAAATACATCACAAAGATTAGAGCCTAATTCTAGTTTAGCGGAGGAAACAAGAACAACTCGATATACTAATATAAACTCAACTGGGTTTAATGTTGATTCTCCTGCAAATTCAACTTCTATCTACATAGCCATCCGCAGACCAATGAAGACTCCTGAGTCTGGGACTGAGGTTTTTACGCCTAATTCTTATAGTGGAAACAGTACTGCTGACCGTACTTTAGTGTCCTCAAACAGCCCTGTTGATTTAGGTATTGTTAAAAAGTTTAACGGTAACGGAGATTGGTTATGGTCTGACAGGCTGAGAGGTGCGGGACAAACTTTGTATTCAAATTATACCCAAGCAGAAAGTGTGGCTAATCCTCCTGTATACATTACCGGATTTGATTTAGAAGACGGTATGGAGGTTGGTAGTCACCTTGCCGTAAATGCTTCTGGCAATAACTATATATCTTATATGTTTACTCGCGCCACAGGCTTCTTTGATGTGGTGGCTTATACTGGTGATGGAGCTTCTTCTCGCGACATAAATCATAACCTTGCGGCTGTACCAGAATTTATAGTAACAAAGCGCAGAGATGTAGGCGGAAGTTGGGCAGTATACCATCCTGATCTTGGCATAACTTCTACATCTGGAATTAGATTAAATACTGATGATGGTTGGGGCTATAGCCAACTGGCACGTTATCCAAGCACTCCTACATCTACTGTGTACACTATTGGTAACGATACTGATGTAAATTCTAGCGGCAATACTTTTGTATCTTATTTGTGGGCAACAGTAGCCGGAGTAAGCAAAGTAGGCGGCTACACAGGCACAGGTGCTGACTTAAACGTAGACTGTGGTTTTAGCGCAGGTGCTAGATTTGTCATGATAAAAAGATACGGCACATCTACTACTGGCGATTGGTACGTCTGGGACAGCGCAAGAGGTATTGTTGCAGGTAACGATCCGTATGTATTAATAAACTCACAAGCTGGTGAGGTAACATCTACGGACTACATCGATCCTCTATCAAGTGGATTCACAGTAACATCATCTGCTCCTGCTGCGCTTAACGCCAGTGGTGGCACTTACATCTTCTTAGCGATAGCATAGGTGACACAATGGAATATCGTATTCAATCAACTGGCGAAGTCAAAACTCAAGGCGAAGTCAGAAGAATGCACAGCAACACATCACTGCCGCGAGTGTGGGACGCTAACGTCTGCTTAGCTCTTGGTATAGACCCTGTACTCGAAGCGCCTAAGCCAGAAGTCACAGGCTACACACAGGCAGTCAGAGACGGTGTTACTCAGGACGCTAATGGCAACTGGGTACAGGCTTGGATAGTGGTTGATATGTTCAACGACTACACTGACGACGAAGGCGTTCTAGTCACCAAGACTGACCAAGAGAATGACTACCAAGCTAGACTGAACAGTGAGGCGGCTGCGTCTGTCAGAACACAGCGTGATGCTAAACTAGCTGAGTCAGATTGGATGGTTATCAAGTCTGCCGAAACTGGCGTAGCATTAGCAACAGAGTGGGCTGCATACCGTCAAGCATTGCGAGACATTACTACTCACGCAGACTTCCCTAATCTGGAAGAAGCAGACTGGCCGGTAGCACCTTAAGGAGCACACCATGCCGTTGACTCCCCTGGATATACCGGCGGGCATCTACCGCAATGGCACGGACCTTCAATCATCAAACAGGTGGCGAGATGCTAACCTTGTTCGGTGGATTGACGGAACCATGCGTCCTGTTGGTGGATGGCGTCTAAAGAGCGACAACGCTGCGGATAACTCTATCCGTGGCATGTTGACGTGGAAGGACAACTCTAACAACCGCTACATTGCCGGTGGGTCATATAGCTCTCTCTACGCTTGGAACCAAGGCGGTGTCCGTTACGACATCACGCCTGCCGGATTTACTGCGGGCAGGGAAAGCGCGTCTGCTTACACTGGTTACGGTGCAGCGTCATACGGCTTTGACACCTACGGCACAGAGCGTTTAGATAATCAAACCATCCTTCCTGCTACTACCTGGTCGCTAGACAACTGGGGCGAGTACCTTGTTGGTTGTACTAGGGACGACGGTAAGATCTACGAGTGGCAGCTAAACTCTGGCACACCCGCTGCGGTAGTAACTAACGCACCTACAAGTAATATTGCACTGATGGTGACAGAGGAGCGATTCCTGTTCGCTCTTGGTGCCGGTGGCAATCCTCGCTTAGTGAAATGGTCCGATAAGGAAGACAACACTACCTGGACGCCGTCAGCTACTAATGAGGCGGGTGACCTAGAGCTACAGACTGCCGGTGAGATCATGTGCGGCATTCGGGTTCGTGGTCAGGCTCTTATTCTGACCAACATCGATGCACACGTTGCTACCTACCAGGGGCCTCCTTACGTCTACGGCATAGAGCGCGTTGGAACCTCATGCGGAATTATCTCTCAGAAGGCCGTCGCTACAACTGACCTTGGTGCTATATGGATGGGTCGCAGAGCATTCTTCAGCTACTCAGGAGGGTCAGTAGCTAAGGTGAAGTCTGATGTCTCTGACTACGTTTTCTCAGACATCAACGTATCACAGCAGTCTAAGGCATTCGCAGTGACCAACTCTCGCTACGGTGAGGTTTGGTGGTTCTATCCGTCTGGCGCATCTAACGAGTGTGATCGCTATGTGGTCTACAACTTTGTTGAGAATACTTGGTCTATCGGATCTTTAGCTAGAACCTCTGGAGTAGATCACGGCGCATTCCGTCATCCAATCTGGGCAGACGCAGACGACAACAAGATCTATGAGCACGAGGTTGGTCTTTCATACGGTAGCCTTAAACCTTTCGCTGAGAGTGGTCCTATCATGATTGGCACTGGTGATCAGATAGCCTCTGTGGTTGAGATGATCCCAGACGAGCGCACTGCCGGTGACGTGTCTGCTACCTTTAAGACTAGATTCTATCCTAACGATGTCGAGAGAGAGTACGGACCCTATTCAATGTCATCACCTACTAGCATGCGATTCACTGGTAGGCAGCTACGCATCCGTGTAGAGGGCGAGGTGCTCTCAGATTGGCGTGTAGGCATCAATCGTCTAGATATAGTGGCGGGAGGTAGGCGTTGAGTGAACAGCTCCCACAGCCCTCTGGTGGCGCTTGGCAGACGTGGGCTAATCGCCTACTGCAACACCTGAGAAGAACCCGAAACCTGTTAGGTCACAAGGGTGATGATGAGCGGGCCACAGAGGATGGCCTGCTTATGTGGGAGCGTGACGGTAAATACCCGGTTGTGTCTAAGGACCTAGCGTGGTGGCCTCTTGCTCTAGGTGGAGGGCAGGTTCACTACGCCTATATCGTAGATACGACGATCCATGCGGCTGCAACTATAAACACCGCCACAGAGATAACCTGGAACACTACGGTATCCGCAAACGGCATCTCTATTGACGGCACTGACGCATCGAAGATTAACTTCACGAAGTCTGGCGTGTTTCATATTACGTTTACTGCTGAGATGCACTCAGAGTCAGCTAGCACAAAGACGTTCTATTTCTGGCCACGCATCAACGGATCAGACGCACCTAATACCACAATGGTAGATACACTGCACAACAATGATCAGCGTAAGACTATCTGCCGGTCAGCTATATTCTCTGTGACTGCGGGGGATTACTTGCAGGCGATGTTTGCTACAGACGATCTAGACGCAGATCTGCACGGCTCGGCTGCTACAGCATTCTCTCCTGCGTCACCATCGGTAACACTATCTGTATTGGAGGTTGTGTCATCGTAGACGAATTTGTTAGGTGCTCTAAGTGGATCGAGGACGCACTAGCCTATGGAGGCGGCACTCACGACCTACAGGACGTATTTGATGGTATACTGTCAGGCAATATGCAGCTATGGCCCGCCGAGCGCGGATGTATTGTCACGGAGCTAGCGGTATATCCAAAAAAGCGAG